GCAGTATTTTAAAGACCCTAGAAAGAAAAGAATGCTATATGATTCCCAGATAATTTACATCTCTTACGCGAAAGGTAACACAGTGTCTAGAGTAAGTTATACCGAAAGATTAATAAGACCTTACAATATTCTTAGAATTATAGAATATACTAGAGTTATCTGGTCCGTAATGAATGCTTCATTTAGAATGAAGATGACAGTTCCGATCGGAACCAGATCCCAGCAAAAAGGGATGCAAACATTAGGTGAGTTAATGAGTATCTATAAAGAGGATATTACATTAAATGACCAGAGTGGAGAGCTTTTTGTTAACGGAGCACCTAAGATTCAGTTCTTCAAAAATTACCTAATGCCTTCTGGAGTTAATGGAAGTCCTACAATTGAACCTTTAAACAACGTGGGTCCAAACTTAAATGATCCAGCTCCTCTTGCTTATTTCTTTGATAAATTAATCAACGAGTCAAAAGTTCCTAATTCCAGATTTACCGGTCCTGATGGAGGAACTATGGGTAAATATGCAAATGCCGCAGAAGGACTTGATAAACAAGAAATAAGATTTGCTAAATTTATTAATAGATTAAGAACTTCTTTCCAGGACATTCTGATAAAACCTCTCTGGATTCAAATGTGTAAGGATTTTCCTGAGCTGGAAAAAGATTACATGTTCAAGAGCCAGTTAGGGTTAGATTATGTTTCGGACAATCCATTTACTAGAAATCAAGAGATGGAAATTATCACCAAGAAAAAAGAAGCAGTTGATGGTCTAATAGCTTTAACCGATGACACAGGAGGGGGATTTTTCTCTGTTCCTTATTTAATAGAAAATTACTTGGGGCTGAGCGCAGATGATATAAAAGCAAATGCTGAAGCTAAGAAGAAAGCAGAAAAATTAAAGAAAGAAGGAGCAGCACCAGCCGCAGGAGCAGCACCAGCCGCACCAGCAGCACCAGCCGCACCAGCAGCAGAACCGGCACCACCAGCAGCTTAAAAAAAGATAAACAAATAGAATAAATGGCAGGTTTTTTAGACGCTAACCCACAGAATAAATTTCTAACTCAAATGTACAAAAATTTGAGTCGAATAGGAAAATTTGGGATGCAATATGAGGATATGGTTATCAAGAACTCACAAACAATTGGGCAAACAGAGTCCCAGATGTTTACTGAGGAGGGAACTGGTTTTACTGAAGACAGTGCTTTTTATTGGACCCTTGGATATCAAGATACGAGAATAAGAAAATATATTGCTTATTTCGATAAGGATTATCTTGGTAAAAGAGACTTTCTTAGAAAGTTTTCCCTAAATGGGGAGATTGATTTTATTTTGGAGACTATTTCAGACGAAGCAATTAATTATGACGATAAGAACTTCTTTGCTTATCCAGCTTTAAACAATATAGATATCAAAGATAAAATTCTCGATAAGGTACAGGAGAATTTTAAAACAATTTATATGTTGTATGGATTTCAGCAGAACAACCTGGCTTGGCAATTATTCAAACAATTTCTAATCGATGGATTCCTTTCTTTTGAAATTGTGTATTCTACAGACGGAAAGAAGATAGTAGGTTTTAAAGAATTGGACCCAACTTCGTTGCAGCCTTCAACCCAAAAGGCTCCAGATGGATCTTTCGAACAAATCTGGGTTCAGTATCCAAAAGATACCCAATTAATGAGAACATTAAAGTCTGAACAAATCATCTATATTTCTTATGCTAAAGGTAATTCTATTTCTAGAGTAAGTTATGTAGAGAGATTGATTAGATCTTATAACATCCTAAGAGTAATGGAAAATACCAGAGTTATCTGGAATGTTATGAATGCTTCATATAGACTTAAGTTTGTAATTCCAGTTGGAACTCAGTCCCAGCAGAAAGCAATGCAAACGCTAGGCCAGCTTATGTCTTCTTATAAGGAAGATGTTACTATTAATGATACCTCGGGGGAATTACTAGTTAATGGAGCCCCTAAGGTTCAATTCTATAAAAACTATCTATTCCCCGAAAAAGATGGTCAATCCCCACAGATAGATGTTCTAAACGCAAATGGGCCAGACTTTAACGTAATGGAAAATGTGATTTATTTCTACAATAAATTGAAATTAGATTCTAAAATTCCTTATGCTAGATTTGCAGGAAGAGGAGCAGCACCAACAAATTATCAAATTGCAATAGATCAATTAGAAAGGGATGAAATTAGATTTGGAAAATTCTTGGTCAGATTAAGGTCAATTTTTCAGGAAATAATAGTAAAACCCCTATACATTCAAATGTGTCTAGATTTTCCTGAACTTTCTAAAGATAGAATGTTTAAATCTAATTTAGGCCTTTCCTTCTGTAGCGAAAATCAATTCGAAGAACTTCTAAATCTATCTCATCTAACCAAAGCTACAGCTTTCGTTACTGCTCTTGGTGATATGAAATATAAGGAAGGTGAGGAAGAAAAACCTTATTTCGATAAGGATTTTTTGATTAGAAGATTTCTTCCTCTATCTAGAGACGAATTCGAAAAAAATAAGTCTTATAAAGAAAAAGCAGCTAAAGAGGCAGAAAAAGCCAAGAAAGAAGCAGGTGGAGCAGAAGAAGGTGGAGCAGAAGCAGGATCTATCACTTTATAATACGGGACCGTATATTTATGTAGATAATAACCTTCTACATGAAACAAGAACTCAGAGTCCTATTAGCAGTCGAGTCCCTTACGGGCAACGGATCGCAGAAAGAAAAACAAAGGCTAATTTCCGAAAATCTATCGGAAGAAATGCTTTACATCTTAGATGTTTGCTTTAACCCTTTCATCACAACTAAACTTCATAAGCTAGACTTACATCAAAGTCTAGACGTTCCCAAATTTCCAGGATTTAGTACTTTTAAAGAACTAGTAGAAGATCTTAAAAAATCTTCCGCTGCTAACGATTCACTTAGATCGAGAGCTAATTCCTTGATAAATTCAACTATACACGAGGATGATTTGGCGGAGGATATAGAACTTAGAGTTATTCTAATGAAGATTCTAACCAAAAGAATGAACATTGGAATCGGAGCTAAGCTAATCAATAAAGCAATAGGAAGAGAATTAATTCCAGATGCTTCTCTAATGCTTGCTTCGGACGACCAAAAAGAGATTGAAGGCTGGGATAAAATCTATTGCGAAGAAAAATATGACGGAGTTAGAGTCATAGCAAAAGGGAATTCCAGAGATGGATTTCTTTTCTTCACCAGATCTTTTAACGAGCTGGATAAGAATAAGCTATCAAAGATCGAATCTCACTTGTTAGCTTCTCTTAGAAAATCTGGGATAACCGAAGACATTTTCTTCGACGGAGAGCTTACTGATCATAACAGAAAATCTGTATCGGGCAAAGTCACTAAAATTTTAAAAGGAACAGCTCCTGATAATATAGACGATGAGTTTCTTTATAATGTATTTGATTTTGAATCTGCAGAAACTCTCGAAAGAGGAAAGGGTATTTCTACCTATCTTGAAAGAAGGTCAAATTTAGAATCTGTTCTTTCCTTCTTGGAATTGGATAGCCCGGTTAAAGTTGCTCGCCAATGGGTAACAAATAACATGGACGAGGTAAATAAGATCTACGAAGAGATAGTTGCACTAGGTGGAGAAGGGGTCATTTTAAAGTCCTCACATCACGTATACGAGTGTAAGAGATCTAAATCATGGGTTAAGTTAAAAGAAGTAAAAGATCTTGATTTAGAGATCGTAGGATGGTATCCTGGCGAAGGTAAGAGGGAAGGTTACATTGGAGGATTTATTTGTACTGACAAATCTAAGACTCTGGATGTTAAAATAGGATCAGGTTTTACCGAGGACGATCTAAAAACACTTAGTGTAAACCCAGACTCTCTAATTGGTAGAATTGCAGCAATCCAATATAATGTTCCTATCACAGATAAATTTGGAAATAGAAGTTTATTTCTTCCTAGGTTTATAGAGGTAAGATCGGACAAAACCGAAGCCGATGACATCACTAGTTTATTCTAAATGGAAACTAAACTCATATTTTCAATATAAATAACATGATTCAAGACTTATTAACAGAAAAATTAAGGCCTAAAGAAATCAAGCATATGATCCTACCTCCTAGAATTAGAGTTCTATTTGAGGACAAAGGACTAAATCAAAATGTACTTCTTTCCGGTTCTCCAGGATGTGGTAAAACCACATTAGCTAAGATCTTAGCAAAAGATCTCCCCCACATTTTTATCAACGTTTCCGACGAGAGCTCGGTTGATACTATCAGAAATAAAATCAACGACTTTTGTTCTAACATCAGTGTCTTGGATGGCAGATCTTCTAAGAAGGTAGTTATCCTGGATGAGTTTGACGGTGCTTCTGATCAGTTCTACAAAGCACTAAGAGGAACAATCGAGAAGTTTGCAGGCAATACCAGGTTCGTAGCAACTTGTAACTGGATTAACAAAGTACCTGAAGCTATCCAAAGTAGATTCGAGGTTATCAATTTTGATCCGGCTAACTCAGATGAAGAAGAAGCAATCAAACAAGAATGGAAATCTAGAGTAAATTTGATTCTAAAGAAACTGAATATTGCAATAGACGAGGAGTCATTAACAGCTTTCGAAAGAGAATATTTTCCAGACTTTAGATCTGCTTTGAATAGAATTCAATCGTGGACTATTGAAGGAGTTTCTAACATTGATCTCTCCAAGGTTAAAGAAGCTCACTGGTCTTACGAAGATTTGTACAAAATGGCAATCGAATCCAAGGATCCAGTAAAAAATTACCAAATTATAGTTGGCCAATATTCAACCAAGGTTGATGATGTCATGACTTCTCTCGGAGAGGAATTTATCAATTGGATTGTTACTAATCATCCAGATAAAACTAAGATTATTCCAGCAGTGGTTGTTCTAGTAGCTTCTCACCAAGCACAAAGAACCACAGTGATAGATCCAGTAGTTTCACTGTTATCTTTATTTTATTCAATTCAAAAATTAGTAGACTAATGAAAAAGAGATTAATATTAGTAGGCAAAGGTGGATCAGGTAAAGACCATCTAAGAAAAATGCTAGAAGAAAAGGGGTTTAAATATTGTGTTTCACATACAACCAGACCCATCAGAGATGGGGAAGAGAACGGAAAGGATTATTGGTATATCAAAGCAACAGATCTCCCTGAAATGGCTGATAAATTTTACGAAGGAGTTTATTTCAATGATTGGTTCTATGGAACCTCTCTTGAGGAATTCCATTCTTCTAATCTTTTTATCATGACTCCGAAGGGAATAGCTAAGGTAAAACCTGAAGATAGAAAAGAGTCTGTAATTCTTTATATTAACATTGACGAGGAAACCAGAAGAAAAAGATTAGAAGGTAGAAGAGATGCAGACACAGTTAACAGAAGACTCGAAGCAGACTTTCAGGATTTTTACGACTTTACAGATTACGATCTAGAAACCACAAATCCAACCTTTGAAGTTGATGAGATATTGAGCAAGATTAATGAATATTGTATGAGAGCATTCAAAATCCGATAAATCTCTAACAGGCAAAGGTAATAAAATAAACCCCCTCGAATCAATGTTCAATATTGATTATTCAACTAGTCTTTTATAAATTTGGAATAGAATCTTAATCCACTTTTCTTAACCAATTGGATGATATAAAATCCTTTTTGTAATTCTTCGGTATTAATTTTTATTAATTCCCCGTTAAATTGACTCAAATCTATTTCTTGGATAGTTTTTCCTTGAATATCAGTAATTAAGATTGTTTCATAAGTTTGTAATTGTCCTTGAATTAGTAAATTCAAATTTTTTTGATTTGGATTAGGGTACAAAGCCTTTATACCAGTTTGGGTATTGCTGTGCTCTAATTGTACAATATTACTAAAGGTAATTAATCCACTATTTTCTGTAATTCTGAGTTGGTAATAGGTTGAATTATAAGCCAGATGTTGTGTGTTTATAAATTCATAGTGTGTAATTGAATTGGTGTTATTTAATGCCTTGATATCTCCTATCGGATTAAAATTGATGCCGTCATAAGAAACCATAATCTCATATTTAACAATGTCTATTTCACCAGCTGCTTGCCACTCTATGTAATGTTGATTCATGACCTGATAGGCTTCAAAAGAAATTAATTTGACGGGTAAAGGAATACAATCCGCGGTTAAAATAAAGGTATCTCTAATGGTTTGACAAATGTTATTGTCTATTTGCCACACAAGCCTGTAAGTACTTAATGAATCCCCAGTGAAGGTGGCATTAGGATTGTGAACATCACTAATAGTGCCCCCCGAACCGCTTATAATAATCCATGTGCCCTTAGAATTTCCGTTTGTTGATTTTGCATGTAATTCATAAGGTCCACAGTAAATATCAGAATCTGATGCAGATGAAATGTGTCGGTCAATAATAGACGAAACCATGAATAATCCATTGGTTGTACCCGCACCTCCTCTCGTAGCTCCATTCGCGATAAATTCTGTTAATGATGGAGAAGTGGTTGTACCATTTACACCACCATTTGCTACTCTTGTTGGGTTCCCGTTTGAGATAGATATAGTACCACCGCCACCGCCTCCTCCAGGACCTTCTGCTTCAAGACTGGTAATTAATTGATTGCCACCATTACCCCCATTTGTAAATAAGTTTAAAGTGTTTGCTATTGTACCATCAACGCTTAATAAGATTGTACCACCACCGCCACCTCCTCCAGGAGCATCATTGTGTCCCGCCGTTGTATTGGGTGAGTTTCCTCCACTTGAGGTAATAACGCCACTTCCTGATAAATTACCATAGCAAAGAATCAAAACTATTCCACCCCCGTGGCCACCTCTT